TTATATAGGATAGTTGGTTGTAAGGACTTCTGTACGCTTTCTGCCTGTACGATTACTACTACCTAAGGATAGGGATACCTCCCTTTGATACCAACCATATTGTTCCGAATACTCCGTTAGCTTCTCATTTGGGTAGGAACTGAGTAAAAACTTGCCTTTGACTGTGGTTAAGGTGTGTAATAGCTCGTTGAAGTGTTCTTGCTCGTATCCTCCATAATGGCCTTGCTTAGCCCCTACATAGGGTGGGTCTATGTAGTGAAAAGTATTAGGAGTGTCTCGTAAGGATATCACTTCACAAGCATCGGTATTGTCTATCTGCACGTTCTGCAAACGAGCAGAATAGATGTCGGTGAAGTTGGCTATCTTGTTGTTAAGGACTGACACATTCTTGCTGTTGGTGGTGATACGACAGTTGCCTACTTGGTTAGAGTAACCACAGTTAGTGGCGTACCAAAATGCCCACGCTCTTTGTACTTCTGTAAAAGCAAAGGGAGCGTGGTAGATTACCAATGCGGCTTTGTAAGCATCTCGGCTTACAATTGACTGCTTTACGAGGGTTTGAAGCTCAGCAAAACGGGTTTGCAGGACCTTGTAAAACGTATAAACATTGGCATTGAAGTCATTGATGATTTCTGTTTTGACTTTCTCCTTTGCCCAAAACACAGCTCCTCCACCAAAAAAGGCTTCGGTATATACTTCATGCTTGGGTATAAGTGGCAATATATATGGCAACATGGTTTGCTTTCCTCCATAGTATGAAATGGGAGTGCGTTGCCAAATCTTATTAGTTGGTTTCATAGCTTGGGTGTTTTGTAAATCATTATATCTTCATAAGTACTTAGGAAATTCACGCTTGTATTGACTACTATTCGCTCAGTACCTTTGAAAGGACTGGGGAAGTCATACTCATTACATAGGAAGTCAAAGAGGTCTAATAACTGGCCTTTGTTGGAACTGAAATAAACATACATAGGCATTGTACTTAGACACTTGACAATTTGCATATAGTCCTTGAGTCTCCAATAATTTCCTCCTGTATATGATGAGACATCGGTGGAAAGATAGGGAGGATCAAGGATAAATACAACATTCTCTACCTTGGCAAATTCATCAATGAGGTTCCTATAATCAGTGCTTCTACGTTCAACACCACGTAAATAGCCCTCACTACTATAGGGAGTTTTGATAACACAATTATAGAAGTTATCCTTCTCCAAGCCTTGTAATGAGGTAGCATATTTTCCACTGAAAAGCAAACTTGCAGATAAAGAGATAAAATCTACTTTGTCGGCAGGATATTGCTTGATAACCTCCAATATAGCAGGCTTTAGGTGATCTATTCGTTCTCCTTTGGCTTTTCCCTCTACAATAGGACGTAATTGAGTCAATATCTCATTGGTGATAGGAATACACTCTAATCGGTGAGCAAAGTTGTCATAATCGTTCCATATCACACGAGCCATGGGTTTTTCTTGTTTGATAATATGGGACAGTAGTCCTGAGCCTCCGAACAAATCCACATAGGTAGCCTTGTCGGGGAAAGCCTTTAATGCTTCTTTGAAGTGTTTAACAAACTTCCTCTTCTGTCCTTGAAAAGGGAGGGGTGATTGAGAATAATTTTTCATTTTTATTTGGCTGTTTTAGTTATTCTTTGTATTTTTGCAATCCCCAACTTATAGAAAACAAAGCATGCTGACACAGAAGACATATTGTCCTCCGTAGTCAGCATGCTGATTTTTCTATTATAAGTTGGGGAACTTAGTAGAAAGCGGAGGACATTTTTTATACTGCTATCCTCCTATTTTAGCAGTGTTTAAACTTCTTTTAAAAGCTGTTTAAACTTCACCGAAACAACTTAAATCTCAACAATATCCAAGCAACTACGCCGAGTATAAAAGCGACTATAATAAAGGCGGAAGATGTTTTTTTAACCTCTTTCTGTACCTGCTTAGATTGTTCTATGTATTGGTTTTTGGTCTCGGTTTTTTGACTTATCTGATTATTTATAACAAGAGTAGTATCAGCCTTGTGTAGGCTCTTAGAAAGGTTATCTATTGTTCTAAGTGTTACCTTTCCGCCCTGTACTCTTATAGTCTCCTTGTCGCCGTCCCTAATTCGATGATATACTACCTCTTTAGCATTGCCCACACTATCCCTATCACTCTCAAGGGTGAGTTCATAAGATTGTGAGTGCTGTAAGTTAGAAGTAGCGACCTTTTGGGACTTTTCTACTTGTATAGAGCCGTCTTTGGTTTCCTTTCTTTCGCTCTTTTGCTCTTCTCTGTGCTCGGTTTGGCTTGACTTTTTCGCTTTGCAACCAAGGAGCAAAAGGGTTAATAGTAAATACAAAATCTTTCTCATACATTACTTTGGAATTTCTTGTTGTTTGATTGACTTTTCGAGCCACATAAGCCCCTCTTCCAACTTGGTAATAACAAGGGATAGTTCTCTTGTACGTGGCAATTGCCCTACCTTAGTGAGTAGGCTTTCATACTCTTTTTTTAGTTCATTTACTTCTGTCATAATTAACAATTTACGATTAGATATTTTTGTACTCGTCTTTAGCATTGAAGCTAGGACAAGCCTTTTTTACGCCCGCAAAGTCTCGGTGTCCTTGTATCACTGCTTCGGGGTATAACTTCTTGAGTTCCTTGAGCAGCTTTACAAGCGCTTCCTTCTGAGCAGGTGTACGGGTGTCTTTGGGTTGGAGGGTATTCTTATCCACTCCACCTATGTAACAGATCCCTATACTGTCCTTGTTGTGTCCCTCCACATGGGCAGGTATCTTATCTACATCTCGGCCGTCCTCTATGGCGCCGTCAAGGCGGATGATGTAGTTATAGCCTATCTCATTAAAGCCTCGTTGGCGGTGCCAAAGGTCGATGTCTTTGGCGGTGTGCTCTCTGCCCTCTGGTGTGGCTGAGCAGTGAATGACAAGGTAGTGAATGGTGCGTGTGCTTTTTTTCATTGATTATAGTATTAGGGTGAATAGTATAATAAGGGTTATGGCTATTGCCAAAGGGTTTACCCATAATACCCATTGGGCATTGTAGCTTTTAGGCTCTGGAGTTACACGTCTTTGAAAGGCTTCATACTGCCAACGTTGGGTATCGTCAAGTAAGGGATAGTCCTTGTCTGTAAGCGGGCAAAAGTGAAAATACCCAAAGCCAAAGAAACAAGCTACAGCTAACAAAGGCAATACCACGTAAAGCCAGCTATAAAGCTCGGCACAAACAATGAGCCCGCCGATGAGCATCAGGGGAAAAATGATATTGGCAGAGCGGGTGAAACTTATTGTTTTACCTGCAAATGGCACTATATAGTTAAGTGCAAATAATTTAATGATGTATTTCTTCAATTCCATAATAGAGTCAAATATTAAGGCTGCTGAATTATAAAGCCCGCACTCATCAATGTATTTTCAATTGCCTCAATCCTTCTATTAATCTCCTCTACATTTAGATTACCTGAATTGTTTGACCTAGAGGACAAATCTTCACCATTGACTAATAGCTTATTAGTACTAATACTTATTTCTTCAGCATTAATACTCATCTTCTTTCCTGAGTGAGAATAAACTTCAGAACTTTGCTGTAAGTTCTCAGTTCGAATGTATGTAGTTTCAGAGTTGATATCTACAGTTTTCTCATTCACATTAAGTGCCTCCCCTCTCTGCCCAAGAGCCCCTGTGATATTAACACTTCCTCTATTTCTAATGTTAACTAAACTCTCTGCCGATATCTCTACACTTTCACCATCAATTTGAACTCCCTCATTAGTTTTGTTGGATAGCTTAAAAAAGGAAATAGCTTTCTTGAGGCTTGACCAAAAGGTATCTTTATTATCTACTTTGCCTGTCAGCAAGGTTTCCAAGTTCTTGTTGCTCTTCACTTGGGTAGCGATTTCCTGCAAGGTATCAAAGGCAGTGTCGTCTACACTTAAGGTAGTTTCTACTTGTTGCATTTTGGTTTGCAAGCCATCAATAGCCTCTTTCAGTTGTTGCCCCGTGCCATCATACCCCCCTTTTGGCAGAAGGTCTGATACATTAGTAGGCTGCAGGCCTTCTAACTTCTGCTTGAGCTCGTTGGTAAAGTCATTCGTGGATAGCCCCTTACCGGCTTCCTTATCTACTTTTTGGCCGAAGAGGTTGCGGTGGGCATTGGGATCATTGAGATGACTGAGCAGCTGCCCTGCCGATGCCGTACCCTCAATGGCGTGGGAGAGTCCGTCGATGTTACTCATTGGAATTTGCTCACTTTTATGCCAGTAACTGTCAATCCAAGCAGCGAAGTGCTCTTGCGCGGGTTTCATAAAGTTTGAAAACCATTTTTTGAGTGTTTTTTTTGATGTCATATTGAAAAAATTTATATATTACGATATTTATCCCTATTAGAATCCTACATATTCTATAAATTGTACCACACGATAAGGAGGCATATTATTGTGGGGTTGGTCACCTCCTGTAGATGACGAAGTGCGACTAGTAGGATCATCCACACTAAAAGTTGAAGATAAGCTCCCCCTATCTACATCACTGACTAGCCTTGGTACATTCTCAATGTTATGGCTATGGCTTGGCATTTCGTCTATGGTAAGTTTGTGGGAACGTTCGCCCCCTTGCTTTAACAGCTGGTTAAGTGCATAGTCTTGAGAGTCCTCGGGTTTCTTAACATAGTCGGGGTCGAGACCGATAGGCATTTTACCGCGTAAGTTCACGTATTCTCTCCAGCCTGCGGGTATTTCATTCGCTGGTTTACCCCATAAAGCAATGAGTCCAATAGGCACCGCTTGTTTTTGTTTTTCGAGTTTTTCAATGCGCTTGAGGAGCTTTTCTGTCTCGGTGTTATCTGTTTTGTTTTTGCCTAAATCTTGCAGGTTATTCACTCTTTTGAAGTCCTCCCAATTAAAAGTCTTTTCAGGAACAGACCTGCCGAATGCTACACTTCTAATATTTTCTAAAGGTCTCAAAAAGCCGTCTTCAAAGGTTACCTCATTGGTGAGTTCTTTGATAAACACTGTACTATCTTTCGCTCCGCCTTCAAATGGGAAAAGCTCTCCGTTAATAAAGACAGTGCCAGGGGTGATGGTGTTTCCTCTCTCTTCGCAACCTGAGATAATAGCCTTATTGCCTGCCATACTTCCTAAGCTATTGAAGAGGAGGTAACTATTTTGCATAAAGGCAAGGAATGCTACATCAAAGGGGTAACCCGCATTATGTTCTGTGTATATACTATTCATATTATTAATGTGTTATCTCTATTGTCCATCTCTTGCCCGCGAGTTTATAAAAATTCACAAGGGCTTCGAGTTTATATCTATCATATTCCAAACCTTGTGGTAATACCACTATAAAATCTACGCCCCCATCTATATATGCTCCCCTTTGGTATAGGAAGACTCTTCCTAAGTACAAAGGTCTATTAGCACTTCTCGGATAGATATACAACCTTTGATTTTGCCTGCCGTCTTCTATTTTAATACGTCTTAGCTGAGAGTCAAACTCATCATTAAGAGCTTTACGAAGGTAACATACTTGGCTGTTGTGGGTAAGGTTATACAAGTCTCTTTCTCTATGTACTTTAAAGTCATCTAATAGTTTGTTCAGAGGCATTGCTAATGTCCTTAGCCACGCCACTAATTTTCTCTTTCGCAGGAAAGTAGGGGTAAGCAGTACGAGCAGTTTGTCAATATTAAAATTATACATTGCTGACATAAGTGATGTCGTTAAAGTTGTCAATGGTAAAGTAGCCGGCAGTGGGTATCTTGCTTATCTCTATGGCTTCAAATGCTCCATAGTTGCCATTAGTTCCAATATGTTTACTCTGTGCCAGTACCAAATGTGGTATCTTCACTCCTTCTGCTTGTTGAAGTTCGTCAATGAGATGCGCTAAGACCAATTCGCCATTAAATGGTAGGCGTTTTAAGTAGCTTTTTATAGCCTCTTCTACGGGCTTAGTGGCGTGGATGATACTTTGTCCGTTGCTATCTAATACAAGCGGGTCATATACTATCTTCATTTGCAAGTGCAGCACATCGGGTTGGTAGTTCACCACTGATAGGCGTACGCCCGCGTCTTTGATTTCCTGCAAGTAGGCTTCAAAGGCTTGCTTTTGGGCATCGGTAATAGGTTGCAATTGCTCGCCCTGTTCTCCTGCTATTTTTACTATCAAACGCCCCTCATTTGGGCTTTCCACAACAGCAGAGTACTTGACAATTTTGCTTGCTTCTATCTGTTCCTCTGTGTGTCCCGTATTGTTGAACTTATCGCTGTCAGTTAAAAGGTCAAAACCATACTGAAAGGCAAGGGCTTTGCTTCTATACCAACGAGCGGTGTGGGGTTTGAGTTCTGCTAAACGCTTGTCTATATCCGCCCTATGTATGTCAAAAATCTTTTCCAAACTCCATATAGCCACTGCTATAATATAGACCCACAAGCGCCATATAGCTACTTTGGAGGTACTGTTGAGCTCATTCAAAGCGGGCTCTTGCGCCTTAGCCTGTAGAATAAGGGTTTGTATCTCTTGTATTGTTCGTGCCATAGTTATTGTTGCGTTATTACAAAGTCTAAGTTAATCGCCCAAATGCTGATACCCTCAAGCCTTTCAAAAACTTGTTCGTCTTCTTTAGAAAAAGCCGTTGCAGGCTGCAAATTCTTGGCAGTGTAGTAGCCTAAAATATCTTTGTTGGTAAAAGCTTCTGCCGGTAATACTAAGGTTTTGCCCGCTTGCACATCATCAGTGATGTTAATAGTGTTGGCTTTGGCAAACTCAAAGACGCTTTCTATCGTGCCCGTGTGTTGCAGGGCGAGGTCTAATAGTGACTGATTATGTAGGACTGTTATTGTCATCTAATTCAAAAGTTTTATAGAACTTCTTATTAATTATCTTGAGCAGTACTTTAGCAAAGCGAAAGCCTAAACAGTCTAAGTTCTCCAAGAGACTCACCACGAGTTGCCATATAATCCCTATAAGTACTATCCAGTAAAGCCAGTGGAAAGGGTCAAACTCAAAACCTCCAAGACTTGGAAACTCTACATTAGCGGAGAAAGTATGCAGTATATAGATAGGTACAAGATAGGTGGCTATCTTCAATAACATACGCCCAAACTTGCGGCTCTCGTGTTTTTCACCTCGCTTGCGGGAGGCTTGCACTCCTGTGATCCATTCAAATACGAGCAATACTACGTAAGCGGTAAGAAATAAGTGGTTGAAACCAAAGAGAAAATGCACAGTGGCAAACAAAAAGGAGAGTATTACGTCCATCTTGATAAAAAGAGCTGAAAAGGTGTGACCAAAGGAAGAGTGTAGGAAGTCTTTGCTATCCCTAAATCCAAATCCTTGTAGAATGTAATTGAGTGTTATCATCGTTGTTTGTTTATTTTTTAATTAATTGTTCCTTTTCCTTCACTTGTAGTGGCACCCGTTTGGGAGGCGGCTGTACCTGCTGTGGTTACACTGATACCAGGGGCTATTGTTACCTCGCCGCTTCTGACAAAGGTATCAATAAGGCTTGCTAAGCGTTCGGCATACTCTTCCATACTCGGTTCGGTTTTGGTAAGCATATCCCGTTGAAGGGAAATAATGCCTTGTTTGAGTTGTTCTTTGTTTAGTGCCATAGTTGGTTTATTTTGTTGTTGATTTCTTCAAACTTGGCTATGTTCTGCGGGGCAAAGTTGCCAGGGCCTGAAGGGGTTTGTATGATAGCGTTTTTAAGGTCGTTTAAAAGGTCGTTTAAAAGGGTTTTAAAGTCTACAGCTTCGCTGTGTAGGGCAAACTTATCGGCTTTCAGTTCGTATGTTTCTATCTCTTGAGCATTGAGCAAAAAGGGCTGACTTTCATTATTTTCTACCATACCCACAAGGATAAGACTTCCTACTTTTGGTTTAATATACATTCCTCCTATGCCAAGTGCTATGTTTAAAAACGGTAGCTTCGTGTCTAAATCAGTAGCCTCGCAGGTTTTTTCCTGCCAATCTACAGAGGTTACTGTTGCCCATTGTAGCACTTGGGGGATAGCTTTCTTTATCTTTTCAGAAAGCAATATGTCAAACTCGTCTATCTCGTTCATAATGTACTACCACCAATTTCTATTTCCTGTCTATATTGGGCGTTGCTAATACTCTTCTTTACTCTATCTACATAGTACTCACCATGCCTATCGGGGTAGAGGGTGGAGCTTAGACGTATCTTCTCGCCGTGCTGTACGGAGGGGGTGCCATAAGTGGTAAAACTCCCCTCAAAACCCTCGCGCTTGTGTAGCTCATATAGTCGCTTTACTTCCTTCTCAAGTTCGGCTTGGCTACTTACGTGCCAAGTCATTTTTAAGGTTGTTTTAGGGTTCTCATCGCCAAACTCGTATTGTAGGCGTTTGCCTTTGCCAAAGGACGAGGTGCCTATAATTTTTATGGTGCGCTCTTCTTTGCTTAGGTACTTAAGGTTATTCTCGGTGCAATTGCGTTCTAAATCGAAATGCTTCATCTCACCAGCTACTTTTACATCCGAATAAGGCTTGGCTATAGTGAGTTTGCCCGCACGAATAAAGCTATATATTGACCAGTCTTTTTGGAGTTTGTCAAGCACAGCCCCTAATGTGGTATTGCTAAAACGTACGCCACCAAGGCTTATATCTTCTACTTCTAAAGGGTAGTCTTTCACTACTTCGGTGAGGAATGTTTTTAGACTTGCCTTTGCCGACACGTAATTGACGGGCAACTGACGTAGCTTCCACATTGCATCGCTAAGGCTAATAGTGATAGGAAAGTCTGCTGATACTTGGGTAATGAAGCCCTCGAACTCCTGTAAGAGTTCACCATTGTAGCCCATTTGTATCACTACTTTGTCTCCTACGGCAAAGAGTTCTCGCACCTTTTGCTTATCAAAATCACCTACATTACGAGGTAGTACCACACTTGCCGTATCGGTAAGCATCTTCCACGAACTTTCAATTTCAATGGCTGAAACTTTCTGCACCTTAAAAGGGGTGCCCTGTTTAGGGTAAAAGGTAATGGCTACTTCAATCGCTAAGGTCATAGTCTATAAATAAGTTCAAAAGGTTCGTCACTAATGCAATTTAGCTCTATGGGGATAATGTTAGGAGTACCCTCCAAGCTACGTATATCAATGCTTTCAATCACGAGGTTGTGAATGTTTTTCCACCCAAAAAGATCTCCTTCTACCGAGATAGATTGTATCACCTCCGACCATTCTATAAGGCGTTTTTCGTACTCTCGTGCGCTTAGCTCATCGTTGTGGCACACCGCGCGAATACGTATCTGCCAATCGTCAAAGCCATAGATTTCCTTTACAGTACCATTGCCTCCTATCACATCAGTACGACTGATATTCTTTACTCTCGAAAAATCTACCATAGTAGCAGGAGGCAACCAAAAGTCAGCTAACTGCTTCTCTACTATCTTACTTTGGTAGTCATAGAACTTATAGCTACCTGCAGTAAACTTCACTGGAAAAACAATAGGGGTACCGAGTTTAGATAGTCGCATAGCCTCCTCCCTTTCTACAGTGCGGATACTGCCATACTCAGCTGTGTGGGCTGGCTCTTTGCCTATAGGTACGGTGAGGTACACGGGCAGGTTAGTACCAAAAGCCAATTTAAAGAGTTGTGATATGTTATAGCGGTTATCCATTGTCTATATTGAGCTTTAATAGTTTCTTGATAGCATCATAGTCTTTGCCGTCTCTTTCTAACTGTATCTTAATACGTTTCTCTACGGCCGTGCGATTATGTTTCCCTTTGATGAGCTCTACCATATTCGCTCCTACTAAAGGATCAGACTTCCAATTACCCTGCTGACTTTGGAGGATAAACCCTACCTCCTGCAACATACTTTCCCCTATGGAAAAGTCGCCCGCTATAATTTCTAAGTCGTTATGCTCATCTACAAGTATATCTTTCATAGTCTAAGGGCAATTATAAGGTTACTAAGGCGTCACGCATACGGTCATTAATTTTGCTAATTACTCCATTAGCGGCATTTTCTTTACTTCCAATAGTTTTGTCGATGGGGAAAGTGTTATTCATTGTGATATTAATGGTGATAGTCTTGCTTCCCCCACCACTACCTCCTACGCTCATTGTGCTGTCCTTTCCTCCTTCTTTGCTCCCTTTAGTAGGGGTGATAGGGTTAGGACTTGCACCTCCTCCAATAGCCGAACTGGCAGAAAGATTGCCCGCTTTAGGGGCTTCGGTAGCTTCTTTTTTATCTTTATTCCAAGTAAGTGATTGTCCTGCCTTTATAAACTCTTCTTTAGCGGCAAGATTAGCTTCATAAGCTACTTTAGCACTATCGGCAATGGCTTTTTTACGGTTCTCAGTGTCTTCATTGATTTGGGCAAGCATCTTATTATTTTCGCTCTCATCTCCCAATCCTACAGCATTCTTAAACTCATACCATCCCTCTTTTATCTTATTAAGACCTATCATTAGGGAATTGACCATAGTTAGCCATACTGTTTCAATACTTGCTGAAAAACCTTGAAAGAGGAGTTTTGCGCCCTCCCACGTGTGTTTCCACGCTTCTCCCCAACCACTAACCTTATTAGCCAAGTATATAATACCTGCCACCAATGCGCCAATGGCAACGATAATAATACCAATAGGATTAGCTGACAGAGCTGCATTCCACAACCATTGTACGGCTGTAGCCGCCTTTGTCCATACAACCATTAGCTTCTGAACTACTACAGTTTGTTTAAGCCACCCTCCAAGAGTCTTTACCACAGGGGCAAGTCCTGAATAAGCAGACCCCATATCGCCCAAAGTGCTAATAACGCCTCCTAAGCTGTCGCCTACTACCCCAAGCACCTTGGTAAAGGAAAATGAACCTATTTTCAAGTCATCTAACCAAGCTTTACATCTGCCCATCCACTCACTCCAACCACTCATTACGATAGTAGCTTGTTCGGTAGCTACATTGGTACCGCTGATTTGCTGGGTAAGTTCGGCTTGTGCTTGTGCAGTATTGATAAGTCCTTGAGCAGCTTGTATATTTTCAGCTCCAAAGACGGCGGCCAAAACATCAGTATTTTGTCCTATCTTCTGCAACTCTTTGAGTCGTTCGGCAAAAGGTACCGTAGTGTCTGATACTTTTTGCATATTTACTCCATAGGCGGCAAGCATATTAGTAGCCTCTTTAGAGAGGGCAGAGGGTGCATTCATTTTAATAAGCACATTCCTAAGTCCTACCCCTGCTTCTGCTCCATATTTTCCCGATTGGGCAAGGGCTTGTAGGGCGGCGTTCGTCTCCTCAAAACTCACGTTGGATAGCTTAGCGGCTCCACCTGCTTGTACGAGAGCTTGGGCTATCTGAGGTACTTCGGCGGCGCCTTCTTTAGCTCCTGCAGCCATTACGTTCATCATTCGCTCCATTTCGCCAGCTGCTGCTATAGGGTCGTCTAAATTTACTTTGAACTGAAGCATTGAGGTAGTAAGCGCATCGGTAGCACCTACTACATCACCCCCCATAGTCTTGGCAAGTGTATTGGCATAACTACCCATTTTGGCAAGTGCCTCATCGCTTTCTCCTATCTGAGGGCCTAAGCGTGAGAGGATTGTTTGAAAAGTAGCAAGGTTGTCAGTAGCCGTACCTCCAAATTCTTTGGCAAGGTTGCGTGCCTTTCCCCCAAGTTTATCCAAATCGTCTCCGGTAATACCGGTAATAGCAGCTACATCAAGTAATGATTTCTCATAATCTGCACCTACTTGTGCGGCCTCTGAGAACTTTTGAGTAATATTCAAAAATCCTTGTGAAGCCGCTTGCCAATCAATAGGACGCATACTGGTTGCTAACTTATCCCACCCCTCTTTCATACTGCTTATGAAGTCTTTCCAAGTATTGTGCATACCTTCTGTGGCTCGCCTCACATTCTCTTGTGCGGTGTGCAAAGGTTGCGATACATTGTCTTTGGCTTCAAAAATCCACGTTGTAGTGTGATTCACGGTTGCGGAGTATTAGGGGTTAGACTGTTTACTAATTTCGTTCAGTACTTCTACTAAGGCGCGTTTTACAGCTTGGTATAAGAGTTGTTCTTGGCATTTCATACTAAAGTCAAGGGCTTTAAAATGTTCCCGCCACTGAGTATCGTTCATCGTTTCAGGCTTCTGTCCATTGGCACGGAGTAGTGCATCTATGCCTTCTATAAAGTCGTACGCTTCTAAGGAAAGGAGCGACGACTCTACACTTTTTTTAAGGCTACCTTTGAACTTTGTAAGAGCTTACTTAGCTCGGTAATCAGCCCCATATAGATGGAGGCATCATTTTCCATCCACTCCATATCACCATCCAGTACACAATTCTTTACCAGTGCCTCATTGGCCTTGTCGGGACTTTCTATATACTCTTTAGAAGTCACCAAGGCAAGTAGGTTTTTACTGGGTTTCTTTACCAAAAAGTAAGCGGGATCTTCACTGGCTTCTCCCTCTTCGGTAAAGGTAGTACCCGACGGATACACGGCTATTTCTCTTACCACATTAGGGTATTTAGCCTTGTAGTTTTCTATATCGGCTTCGGTATATTTTTTCATTTTAAACAGCTTTTAAAAGGTTATTAAATATTCCAGTCAATATGACTTACAATCAGCTCAAACTTAATAGCAATAGAGCCATCTCCTTGCTTGATAGCCATTTCAGTACCTAAGAACTCCGCATTGCGTATCATATCTTTAATGATAAGTCCGCTTGGCGCTTCATAGATGACGGGAATGTCGAAAGGCTCAATATCCTGTAGGCGGGTGCCCTTTGGTAGAGAATGATGTATGCCGTCTACTTCTTCTTTGAGAATAGTAATAGAAGCCTTTGCTTCATAGTTCTCCTCCGTACGCCCAACGGGAAAACCTCCCGCGCCCATAATATTTGATTTTTTGGTACTATCCGAATAGTTAATTTCGACAATACCTACCACATCGCGTCCCAAAAGGTTGAAGGTTACACAATTCCAGCCTTGTAGTTTCCCGAAGTGATTGATAACATTTGTATTCTTTGGCATAGTATAGTATTATAGATTAGAGGTTAAACCAATTTCGCCCTCAATAGCGTGTAGAATATCATCAGGCACAAGACGTATTTTCACCTTTAGGGGCGTTTGCTCTGTTACCGTTTGCTTTGCGTCAATACTCACTGCATAGCCGCTAATCTCACCAGTTACTACCATTTGTCTTTCAATAGCCTTGCCCGCCAACTCCTGTAAAGAGGTAACAATACTGTCTTTAAGGTAGCCCGTTTGTGGGTTTTTAGGTAGCTTGCTTTTGATACGTGGTGAGAGGGTTTGACGCACCAAACGTGCTGCTTTGTTCCATATCCTATTATTTTCAATATAGGTATAGTCGGATGATTTGCTCACACAGGTAGGAGAGTTTGAAAAGAAAAAGCCTGCCATATCGGCATATTGTCCTGCCAAAATATACCCTTTATCATTGAGTAGTTTCAGCTGCTCATTGCTAAGTTCTTCTGCACTTTGTCCCGTAGAAATACCCGCGCTGATGTAGCGTTTTTTTCCCTCATCAGTAAGGGGATAGGTATTTCCCCCTTTGGCATTTTCGGGTTTTGTTTCAATATCCACCGAACCTAAGTTTTCACTCACATTGCGTACCGATAACATACCCAAAGCACTACCTACACTGGCGTGGTACTTGTAAGCCTCGTCTATAGCGGCAATACCTTTGTCTTGGGCAATTACTACCGATACCTGTGGGGCATTCTTTTCTTTGAGGTCAGCAAAGTTATTTACTTCTAAGCCCTCTTTCCCTTTTCCTTCCACAAGTACAAAGTCTATCAGTATACCATCAGGTTTTACCGCTTCTACGACTTGGGTTTGTAGCTCCTCTACATCACTGGCAATGGTGGAGAGGTCATTGGTAAACCCAAAGAGCCCTACCCCTTTTACCTGCTTGTTAGCACGGATAGCTTTTACTATCTGAGCCGTACTTTCCTGCATTTTACCTACCGCTACAGGTAGAAAAATGATTTGGCTCTCTGGCGCTAAGCGGAAGATTTCAGATAGGTGATAGTGAGTAAGTACTTTTTGATTGGCGTCCAAACTTTCAGTAATACCTACTGCTTCCGCATCCTTTAGCTGAATAAAGGACTTAGTCTCTCCGTGTGTGAGTTGCGTTCCTGCCACAGCCATTGCGGCTACTATCAAAAACAAATTGTCCTTAGTAGAAGCAGTACGCCCTAAGCCTCCTTCAGCTTTTTTAAATGTAAATCCTTTGAGTTGTCCCATTTGTTATTCAGTTTTTAGTTCGTCGTCTTCTGTAGGCTCTCCGCTTTCTGTTTTTCCTTGTACAGTAGCTCCTTCTGCTTTTTGGGGCTCTGTTTTACCCTCCTTATCTTTTTTGATTTGTGGTATCTTGTTTGACAACTTTACACTTTTGCTATTGTCAAAAGTATATACCCTGCTTTCAATAGTGGAGGCGTGGAGCTGGGCACGATTCTTTTCATAGAAGATTTGCCCATCTTCGGTAGCAAATACTTCTTCGAGGTCATTAGCTTGCATTACTTCTACAGCGATAGCTAATAGTTGCATATATGTTTTTGGATTTTCCATTGTTTAAATTGAATTTAAAAGATTTTTAAATAAGGGGGTGGTCTTACGGGATCACCCCCATCTATTAGCTACCACTGGTGATAGCAGCTGTACCTTCGTCTTTGATGGCTACACAGACAAAGTGCATTTCAAAGCCTATGGTATGTTTGCGTCCTTCTGGGTTACTACTTTTCTCTCGAGCATAGCGAACGGCACTTCCTACGGCTTTCACGGTGTAGTTCTTGTGAAATACAACGGAGGCTTCTTTACCTTGCGCTACCGCTCCAAAGGCTTCTTTTTCACCATTGTGGTAGGTAGGAGCATAGGTACTCTCATAGATTTCAAAGCCGTAGTAGTTGCTTGCTATTTTTCCTCCATTGGCATCTTGGTAGCGAGTTTTAAAGGTCAAGTCCTCAATGAGTAAGTCGGCAATATGGTCTGAACAAAGAACCAATACACGACCTTTGCGAGGTACTTTTAGCTTATCCAATTGCTTTTTAAGACGAATCAAGTCCTTAGCGATAAGTCGTTTACGCCCTGTTCCGTCATCTTCTCCCGTGGTTGTGATTACGGGTGTTTTTGCCGTGTTTTTTTGTGGGGCGATAGAAACCAACGCGTGTTCTGCAGTTCTGTCTTCCAATGTTTCTCGGTGTTGTATTTGCACATCACTTACTTTTTCGTAAGGGAGAGCATAGAGTTCGTCTGTAGTTACTTCAGTGTTCTCTGTCTCATATTTGTGCAGTGTAATCACTACCTTTCCGTCTTCTCTTTGGTGGGAGGAGATAGGATAGACTGTGTTATCAATAAGCACCTTAGGGGCTACCCCTCTTACGGGTATCTTAATAACATCGTTACCTACCCATTCGTTTTTTGATTTTACGGCTTCGAGCCATTCGTTCTCATGTCTAAATTGAGTAATAAGCTCCGTTACGGCGAGCTCATTCTTTACTGGTAATGTTTCACTTCTAATTGGCATTTTCTACTTGTTTTTTTGTTGATACATAGCGTTGAGTTCTTTTACCTTTTGAGGGTCTGAAACCATTAGTGCGTCTAAGGCATCGGGATCCTTTGTTAGGTAATCTTCCATTGTCCAAGTGCTTCTGTCCTCTACAGCACTTTTAGCAGGAACGATAGTTTGTGAGGCAGGTCGAGGAGCCTCTATTGCCTCTAAAAGAGTAGCCGTTTTATCATAATCAGCCTCTGCCAAGCCTACATACAAGTCTTTTTTATCGGCAGTTATCTTCTTGTCGAAGATAGCTTTATTGACTAATTTCTCGGCTCTATCCTTAGCTTCTACCGCTCTCTTTGACTCTTGCTCTTTAAGAGCTTGAATACGTTCTTTAATTTGCTCATCGGTGGCATCTGAAGCCATTCCAAGAGCGGAAATAAGGGTGTCTCTATCCATTTTTTCTATATTTTTTGAATTGATTACTTTGTTAGGCTTAGGCAAGCTCTTACATCCGCAAGCTTGCATCATGGCTACAGTCTCTGTAGTGATTTCAGGCTCTCCGTCCACAATCTCTGATATAAGCCCTATTTCTTTTGCCTCCATAGCACTGAGCCAGTAGTCCTGCTTCCATAGCTCATCTATATCTTCGGAAGTCTTTCCAAAGCGTTTGGCATAGACCTCTTTGTATTGCTCTGTTACATTTTCCAAGTGCTTTAAGTCTGCCCGCATCTCATCTATATTGCCATAGAACTCTGTAATAGGCTTATGTATCATAAATTGCGAACTCTTATAGGCTTTAGCAGGAAAATGTGCCATAATGTAGGTGCCTGCTGAGGCTACCAATGCGCCTGTACTAATAGTTACATTTTTAAGGCGTTTGAGTTGGTTTACAATTTCAGTAGCTTCATATACCGAACCTCCCGCCGTATTGAGATATACCTCGGCAGAGGAGATACCCTCTTTCAGTGCCCTATCTACTTCATATCGAAAGTCGGAGGCTGTCCATCCAAAGTATATCTGCCCTGTAATACGGAGCTCCAATACACCTGCCTGAGCATTTATCTTAGCTATACTATGTCCTTTTGTTTGCTTAGTCATTGTTTTTAAAAGTTGATTGCCAGCAGGTGCTACCTGCCTCTCTGCGGTGCAAAATTCCAAAGAAGTTGGCACCCTCACAAATTGACATTCCGAAATAGGCAGTAAATCCGACCCAAAAAAGGCAGTAAATCCGACCCATTTCAGAACAAGAATTTTCATACGTGGGGGGCATTACGGAACTTTGCACCATAAAAAGATAACTATGGCCAAAGAGATAGAAAAGAAATCTGCACGTATTCTCTTCATTGAGCAAGGCAAATCTTCGGAGGAAATAGCGGGGCAACTTGGCGTCAATAAACGTACAGTAGACCGATGGGCTACTGAGGGGGAGTGGCGCAAGATACGTGATGCCAAAGCCAATTCGGGCAAGGAACGTATAGAACGTACCCAACTTGTGGTGGACTCCCTTACCGATAGACGCCTACAGGTGATTGAGCAGATAAAGGAGAATGAATCTGACCTTAAAACCGCTGACAAGGAGCGGAAGACTACTTTGCAGATGGAACTGCTTGATTTGCGTAAGGAATGTGCTACCATAGATGACGCTATTGCTAAGTGGAATAAGCGTATTGAGAATCTTATAAAGGGGACTAAAATTACCCTTTCAATGTATATAGAGGTAATGGAGAGTATCTTCGAAGCTTTGCGACTCAAAGATGAGAAACTCTATATCCTTACCTTAGATTTCCAGGAGGAACATCTGAACGAGGTTGCTAATAAAAAGTTTTAAGCAATGAAAGTAGAAGACAAAATAGCCAAAGAGAGGTACCTACAAAAGATAGCCTTTGCCAAGAGTGCAGGGGCACGTTTCGCAAATGAAACCGCAGAAGAGCGTAAGGCAAATATAGAGGCGTGCCGTAAGAACCCTCGCCTAATGGTGGAACGTTACTTCCCTCACTATGCCGATGCTCCTTGCGCTGACTTCCAAATAGAATGGGCTAAAATGGTACAAAAGAACCCTACTTTTAAGGGCTTTTGCCAATGGGGGCGTGCGCTTGCCAAATCGGTGTGGAATGATATATTCCTGCCTTTTTGGCTGTGGCTACAGGGGGAGCCTATGTACTTGGTAATTATCGGCAATAGCTATGAGCGTGCCGAGCAGCTGTTGGAGGATATCAAAGCAGAGTTTGAAGCTAACCCGCGTATCCTCGCCGACTTTGGTGAGCAAAAACAGCTGGGCACTTGGGAAGATGGCTTCTTTATTACCAAGGGGGGCTTTATAGGGCAGGCTCTTGGTATGGGACAAAATACGCGTGGATTACGTGTAAAAAACAAACGCCCTACCTTTATCGTAGCTGATGACTTGGAGGATAAGGAAATTAACAAAAACCCACGCCGACAAGAGGAGGTAGTAAAGTGGATAGATACCGCTCTTATTCCTACTATGGATGGTAAGTATCGCCGCTTTGTGCAGGCAAATAACCGTTTCGCTCCTGTGATGATACAGACAATGTTACAGGAAAAGCACCCTAAGTGGAAGGTACACCAAGTAAACGCTTATGATCCTGTAACCTACGCCCCTACGTGGGTGGGTAAGTACGACGATACCTACTTCTATGAGTTGGTGTATGGTGACAATGGGATTGGAGAGCTTGCTGCTAATGCCGAGTATAACAATAGTCCCTACATTGAGGGGGTAATTTTTAAAGAGGAGCAATTCCAATGGGTAAAACTTCCTCAACTTCGTACTATGGAGTACATCATCGGACATTGGGATATTGCCTACGCGGGCAATGCCACCAGTGACTACAATGCTGTAGTGGTCGAGGGTATTAAAGAGCGTAAGTTCTATGTGATTGATACCTTTTGCCGCCAGACGAAAATGCGGGCAGCTGTAGAATGGATGTGTCAGTTTCAAAAGCACCTGCCTGCAGGAGTTGTGGTGCATTGGCAGTATGAAGCGCAGTTTTGGAACGATGAGGTACAACGTACTATTCGCGAGGTAGAAAAAGAAACAGGCATTACCCTCAACCTTACCAAGCGTACCTTGGATAAGACTCGTAAGATAGACCGCATTATGAGTATGCAGCCTTACTATCAGAATGGGCGTGTATTCTATAACGAGAACCTCAAAGGATCAGTAGATATGCAAACGGGTACAGGACAACTCAAGAGTATAGAGCCCCAGTACAAAACCCACGACGACTGGCCTGATGCCCACCAAATATGTACTACCGACCTGGAAGCCTATATGCCTAACAATAGCTTTAAAGTGCTAATGGGCAAAATGAAAAACTTTAATAGATGGTAATTATGTATTATATCCGAAAAGAAAACCTTATTTCCAAAGCCTTTGAGCGGGCAATTGATGAGAGTAGCCAAGACTTTGAGCAGGCCCTCAGCGAGAGTGAAGCCGAACATATTGCCGTCTTTAAAACCCTTTTAAAGAGGTATTATGATGTGGAGAGTATTTTTGACCCAGAACGCCCCCACTACAATGTACTATTGGCACGTATGCTTACCTTCTTTGTCCTCTCCGACGTCTTTTCACGCAACGCCTATCGCAAGTATAACCCTAACAGCAATACCGAGAAACAAAAGGAATGGGCGGAGGGTATGTTGGACAAGCTCTCCAAAGGTATTTACATTTTAGAAGATTTGCCTAAACCTCCTGCCAGTGAAAAGGGAAGTTCGGCACGCTTCCTCTATGGTAACCTTACTAACAATGACTTTTATATCTAATAACCAATGAATATCTTACAAAAAGCCTATAACCGCGTACAAGCCTACTTTGTGGCTAAAGCTCCCTTTACAATGCTTAAGGTAGCCTTGGCGGGGCGTAGCAATAGTGCCCCTTCACAGAATATTAGCTACCAAGCCAAAATGTTGCGAGTGGAAACCCTTAACGATTGGAAAATGGGAGTAATGCTCGCTACTAACCCCGATAACCCCGAAAAGTTAAAGCTACGTCAATTATACGACAACTTAGAGCAAGACAACCATCTTGGCTCAGTGATTGAAAGTCGTATCGCCAAAACACAACAGTCACCTTTTCGCCTTGTGAACGCTAAGAAAGAACGCAATGAGGACGCTAAAGAGCTTTTGGAAACGATGTGGTTTCAGGACTTTATCAAACTTGTACTGATGAGTAAGTTTCAAGGCACTACCCTTATTGAGCTTTTTAATACCGATGAGAACGGCGAGCTTACCGAAGTAACCGAGATAGGGCAAGCCTACTTTAACCCCCTCAAAGGTATTGTACTCAAGGAAGCAGGCGACACTACAGGTACCCCCTACAAAGAGGGTAACCTCGCTAACTTCTACATCCAAGTAGGCAAGGACTACAACGATTTAGGACAATATGCTTTGGCTGCCCCTATTATCTTAGCTAAAAAACTTGGCTTAGGTTCGTGGCTCGACTTCATAGAAAAGTACGGCGTGCCTCCTCTGTTTATCACCACAGAAAGAGAAGACGATACACGCCTTAATGAACTCTTTGAAATGGCTACCAACTTCAAACGCAACGCCTTTATGGTAGGGCGTGGCAATGAAAAGTTTGAGGTGCCTAACATCTCACAAAACAACAATGCCGAAGTCTTTGACACTCTGATAAAGCGTGCCGATAATGAAATCTCTAAACGCTTTTTAGGCGGAACTGGTCTCACCGACGAGAAAGGCTTTGTAGGCTCTGTAGAGGTGCAGTTTGAGCTGGCCTCCTACCGCTTTGAAAGTGACAAACTGCTTGTAAAGCATATTATCAATAAGAAGCTCATACCGCTATTAGTGAAGCTCTCACCCGCTTATGCTCCTCTAAAAGACTTGCGCTTTGAATGGGACGACGAAGAGCCTCTAACAGCTGATAAACTCTGTAAAATGGTAGATACATTAGGTGTTTATTACGACTTTGACCCTGAACAAGTAGAAACCATTACAGGGCTTAAGATAGTAGGTATAAAAAGCCAAACCCCTAACCTCCTACCAGTGGAAGGCTCAAAAAAAAAAGCCTATACGATAACACCCTAAACGAGCGTTGGCAACTGCATCGAGCTCTTTTACGCGCGGAGGAACTTTATACCCATAGCCACTGCGAGTGCGCGCACGACACCCACTCCTTGGACCTTACAGGTTGGCTAAAAGTAATGGAGCAAATTGCCAAAGATAGATACAATGGCACCCTCAAAAAAGGTGAACTTTCTGACGGCTATATTTTAGAAACCTACAAAGAACTCAATGGGGCTATGTGGGAAGGATTTGGCAAAGATAACTTTAGGGTAAATAAGCAAACGGGAGCTATCTCACCCGAAGTACTCCAAATGCAGCGTAACCTATACAAGTTTAGCGGGGCAAAAAACTATGTACTCTTACAGCAGATAAATGAAATCTTACGTTCGGACAAAGGTAAGAACTGGCAAACATTCCTACAAGAAGTACAGAAGCTAAACCCTAAGTACAACAAGAACTACCTTCAAGCTGAGTGGCAAACAGCCAAACAAGCGGGCTACCACGCTGCTAATTGGCAGGAATATATGCGTATGAAGGACATCTACCCTAACTTAAAGTATATGACTGTAAAGGACAACAAAGTAAGGGAGAGCCACCAACTGTTAGAAGGATTTATAGCTCCTATTGACAGCAACTTTTGGAAAGTATGCTACCCACCCAATGGCTGGCGTTGCCGTTGCTACGTAGTCCAGACAGCCGAACCAGCTTCACAGGAACGCATTGCCCCTAGTACTCTTAGTGAGAAAGACTTTCCTAAAGAGTTTCGGGGTAATGTAGCCATTAGTGGGCAAGTGTTCAAAGAGGATAATACAAACCAAGGCAAACCTCACCCTTACTTTGCCCTCGCTTTAGATGCCGATAGCGACACCAAAAAAGCCTTTGAACTAAGCAAACTAAGCGCACCCTATACAGAAGTCTATGAGGCTAAAAATGGGGCTGTGGTAAAGGTAAGCCCCTTTGCAGACGAAAGTGACTTTGATAAAAACCTTAAAAGTGCTATTGTTATTGCCGATAACTTGGACGTAAGTATGAATATACGCCCGCATATAATTATTGAAGGGTATAAGAACCCAGAATATGAGATAAAAGGAAATATAGCCGACAGAAAAGAGTCTATATCTTACACAGGAATCAAAAAGAATTTAGAATACGCAAAAGCACAAGGAGTAGGAACTATTGTGTATGATATTACTGAGTTTAAAGGTTGGTCTGCAACTGATATTACAAAACATCTGAAAGGTAAGATAATGAACTATAAAGGAGCTGATTTTTTGAAAGAAATGTACTTTATCAATGGAAATAGAGCTATTTCTTTCACAAAAGAAGAGTTATTTAAAGACTATTTAAAAGTAGTTGAAAAGCTAAAATCATTAAAATAAGCAAAGCCTTAATGTCTAATAAATTAAACATCAAGGCTTTACTCTGGTAGCGGCAGGAGCGCCCTCCCCCCGCGAGTTGTAAAGGATAGCCTATTACACCGCAAAAGTACAAAATATTTTTTAAATAGCAAATAAAAATGATTTAAATTTTATTTATGGCAAATTTTCAGACACCAAACTTTGAGAATATGGCAAGGGAGATATTTAAAAACATATCCCCAAAGGTCGCCCAAAAAGCGCGTGCTTTCTTTCTACAATCTTTCATAAAACAAGGATTTACCGATGCTTCATTTATCCCTTGGGTAAAGCGTGTAGATGCGTTGCCCCATAAAACACTACAACAATCGCTTACGCTCAAGAATAGCCTGCGTATAGCCGAACAATCCCCTGAAAGGGTAGTGATTTCCGCAGGGGAAAAATTGAGCTATGTGGCTATACACAATGAGGGAGGTACGATCACTGTAAAGGTAACTGAGAAAATGCGAAAATACTTTTGGGCTATGTACTATAAGACACAGAATAGTCGCTACAAGTGGATGGCACTAACCGAGAAAGAAACCCTTACTATTCATATTCCTAAAAGGCAGTTTATAGGAGAAAGCTATACCTTGGACAAACAATTGGAAAAACTCATCATAGAGGAAATGCTACAAGCAGAAAAACACTTAACTTTTGAATAATGGAACATTGGCAAGACTTATACATAGAACTCGCTGAGCGTATCAGTGAGAAAATGCCCGAAATTCACTGGATAGACCTTTGGCATAACCAAGTAGGCTTCTTAGCTGATGAGCACCCTTTTGGTACGCCCGCTGTATTTATTGGCTTTCGCTCCGCTCAAATCAATGATATAGGCGAACTCGTACAAATAGTAGATTTGCAGGTAGATTTTTATTTGTATTACGAGACTTTCTTAGACACTTTCCAAGGGGCCTACAACCAACAAGGAGCGTTGGAATTTACCAAGAGCTTAGACGCTCTTTTTGGTAACTTTCACGGCACATCGGGCAGAAACTATAGCTCTATGCGTCGTATAGCTTTCGCCCCCGTGGATACAGGTACCGCGGGCAATCTATACCAGGTTACTTTTGAATGCAAGTTGCATGATCGTAGTGCTATGAAGTACTACGAACCTACTCAGGTGCGTTTAATGGTGGAAGATGAAGATAATAGGTTTTTTGTAGGAGTAGATTAGACCCTATTGAAGATAATGTTTTCAATAGTTCTCTCTGAGCGAAAGAACTTCTCTGAAAGTGTAGCCACTATATAACTATGAGTGTATTTTTTTTGCTCCGAGAGCTTGTAGTACTCCTCTCGGATAAGATTGTAGAATAGCAATGTAAATCGTCGTTGTTGTTTTGTTGTAGCTCCCATTTTATTCCCTTTTAAGTTGCAAAATTAAAAAAACACCCGCTTATTTCCAAATTGGATTTTAACGGGTGTTCAAATAAAAACAAAAATGACACATCAAAACTTCCTCATCTTTTTACAAAGCCTATCCAAGTCATCGGAATAGCTCTCTGTGCGATTCTCTTGATAGCGGAATTGTTCGTGGGCTTGTTGGTTTTGAGTAACCACTACCTCGGTGCGCTCCTGATCATACTGTCGGAATATACTCATCAGCTTTGGCATACTGATACGCTCGTATAGCTCGCCAAACTCACCCGAAACAATCCTCTTGAAGATAAGTGAGAGTTCTGAGAGCTTCAAAAAAGAATAATCTGTGATGATTTGCTCTGTACATAGGGTTATTTGTGCTTCGGAAAGGGGATTTTTTAAGTTTAGCAGCTCGTTAAGCTCAATGAGCCATAGGGCAATGTAACTTCTTAAAAACGCTTGTCCCTTACCTTTCTTAATATCTACCAAACTTACAGTATTACGACTCAGTGCGTCACTCACTCCCTTGATCGTTACACTGCGCATAAGACAGTTATTCAGCGAATAGGCCTCTAAGAACTTCTCGTTTGAAATTGTCGCTAATTCGTTGGGTCTTACTACTATTACCTCGTTTTGCATTTTGTAATATCTTGTTTAATTGTGAATTGATATATTTCAAATCGGTGTTTCGTTGATGGAACTCGTCTAACTTTTGCCAGTTCTGTAGCAAGTACTGCCAAGTGGATAAGGCCTCTGTCTCATCGGCTGAATTATTCGTAAGGTAGGTGATGATTTGCTTGAGGGCTTTTCCGTCTGCTCCAGTGAATTTTGGAGCAAATCCAAACAATCTATTATAGAAAGCAAACCACTCATCCAAGAATAGGGCGTATAAGCTCGGGGGGTTCGCCTCTTCCTCTCGGTAGGTAACTCTATCCCCCCAACTGCCCTGCCACTCTTCTATGAGACTCTCTAATGGCGGAATAAGCAGGCCTATTTGTTTGAGGTACTCGCCCTCCAATGTGCCCTTCTTGACCTCTAACTTAGAGAATTTACCACCTTTATAGGTTAATTTCACGACTACTGCACAACTGCGTATGGTTACTATATAGGTCATTTTCCGAAATTTAATTATCTGTCCATAAGATAGTTATTCCTTCTATTAACTCTGTTATTTCTTTAACAAAAGGTTCTATATCTGTATCCTCTACCTCTCCCGAGGAGAGGTCTAAAGAGACATTTAGTATTAACACCTTGGCTAAAATAGTATTCTTTTTAACTTCTTTAAGTGCTTTGATAACTTTTTTAAACTCTTCTATTACTTCTTGTTTATCCATTTTTATATTGTTATATGTTATACTTCTACTTTTGTTTTAGTGAGCTGTTTGCCACAATCGGAACAAAATACAGCAGTTATCGCTACGGTACAATACCCTCCTATGGTGCGTAATACTTGGCGCTTGTGAGGGCATTTGTCACTTGTCGTTTGTCGTTTGTCACTTCTTTTCATATCGTTTCTCAATTATCTTTTCTAATGCTCCTATTACCTTACTGACTTCCTTAGTAGTCATTTCCATTAATGGCTTTTGTACAGGGCACCTCTTACTTAGCATAAACTTACCCAATCGTTGAAGGTCGGGGATCATTGGATTATCCACCTGCACCCAACCCAATTCGTGGCACTTAGCCAACAAGCTAAGGTGTTGCATATTATGGCTGTCGAAATGTGCTGCAAAGCTATAGTTATAGCCTAAGTAGTCTAATATTTCAAAGGCTTCTATCTCTTTCAGCTCCTTGCTTGAACCCAGCTCCCTTCCTACAAACCCCGATAAGAATGCCATTCGTTCCTCTCTATCCCCAAACCTCTTACTTAAGAGGCTTTGCAGGATCTTGATTTGTCGTATGCTTATCATATTTTTGTTGTTTAAAATAATTGCCAGCGGTGGCTCACCGCTTTAAATCGTTTTTAAAGGTTGATTAAAACCCTGCCTTAGGGGGTCTCTTATGGGCGTCCCCTTAATACAAACGACGCACTAAGGTCAGGGTATATTTGTTCCCCCTTCGGGGGTTAGGGGGACTATATAGCCGAAAACTGCAATAGTATATTCTGCCACTTGCCGTGCTTGTCCTTTTCGTAAAAGCGGATATAATCCTTGGAGTGGTTATACTGATAACTCTCACGGAATAGTTCACACGCCTTGGAGAAATTCGGGTCAGCAAACTTGCTCTCATACTTGTAGAGCTTCTGAATGTTATCGGGGTCAAGTTCGCCCTTCTTACGCTCTAATAGTGAGAGGATAAACTCCTTAGTACCCTCATCGCCTGAGTAGCGGCTCTCTATGAAGTCAAAGATATACTTCTCCGCCTCAGTGGCACGTTCGTCATAGGAGCCTTTGCCTTGCCTGTTGTACTCCACCTTAAAGGCACCAAACTCCACCTTAAAGCTACCTTTGCCCTCAGCATGTCGCCCGCTGTACTCCTTTAGCAGGTCATGCAGCGTGTCCAAGGTCTCAAACGAATGTTGTTTGAACTCTGTTAGCCGCTCATTGATGTCCTTAGCTACGGTGATAAGGCTGATGATCGCATCGGCTTTCATTGCCTCATAGGATTTTTGTTTTTCTTGTCTCTCTTTAGCGTTTAACTCTTTTGCACGCTCTATAAGTACTGAACGCTCCTCGGCACTTAGTTGTGATAAATCTACACTCATGGTAATATCTATTTTTAAATTATTTACTTATTTTTATTTTTTTTGCAATAAACTCAACAATATCGACAGTTACAGCATTACCTATGAGTTTATAGCGTTGTGTCTTTGCTATAGGTTTTATTGTGCCGTTGTAATCGCCATATTGTGTCCAGTTGTCAGGAAAACCCTGCAACCGTTCGCATTCTATTTCTGTCAATCTACGTACACCATCAAGTAAGTTATTTTCTTGAAAAGCATTACTCGATATAGTAGGGCAGATTTTGAGGTCTGCACCTTTATTTTTACCTCGCGAACGTTGTTTTATAATAAAGTCAGAATTGTGCCTTGTTAGAGCGGGGCTTATTCCTTCTTCGTCAAAAACTCTATTTTGTTGATAGGGCTGCCTGCCGTTGGATTCCTTAGACGGATTTAGCTGTATCACAGTCATATCAGAGTGTAGGCCTCCTGAGTGCCCTCCGCCTGTGAGGGTTGCTGCAACCTTGGGTATTATATAGGTGTCGTCAGGTCGCATTGCTCCACTTGCTTTGAGAGTTGTACTAATCGGGGCTTGTAATTGACTTTCCGTTTTTTCTGTAACAGGGAAATCATTCTCTCCGACAGGAAATACTCCTGGCTGACTTCTGCCATCAAGATGTCCGATAAGGTAAATCCGCTCTCTATTTTGGGGTAGTACCCAGCTTGTATTAAGCAATTGTTGTTCAAATCGGTAACCATCAATGTTGGCAAACGCTTGGAAAAGCGCCCAAAAGTCCGCGCCAGCGTTTGAGGAGTAAGCTCCCTTAACATTTTCCCAGATAAAAAGAGTTGGTCGGACGTGAGTAATGAGGGCAATTGCATGCTGGATAAGGCTACTTTTGTTCCCTTTAAGTCCAGCACGCTTTCCAGCAAGGCTGAAATCTTGGCAAGGCGATCCGAAAGTGATAATGTCTGCTCCTTCAATGTCTGCGGGCTGAAGAGTGGTAATGTCTCCGAGGTTTTTTGCATGTGGAAAATTGTATTTATAGTTAGCAATAGCATGTTTGTCTATCTCACTAAAATAGTGCTCTGTAAAGTGGTAGCCTGCTCTCTGAAATCCGAGAGAAAAACCACCTATTCCACTGAATAGGTCAATTATTTTCATTTGTAAATTAGAAAATTATCTTGCTACTTTTGCCTTATATAATTTGTTTGTCTCTATTGGTTCCCATCCCTTTTCGGCTTCGTTGTACCACATCAGCACCCTGTCCTGATCGTACCTAAGATAAGGAGACTCCCACTTATCCTTATTTTCCTGTATCCATTCGTAGATGGTCAGTACCACTATTGGTACACTTGTCCTATAGCCTGCATGATATTGGTGTATCATGGTACGCTCTTGTGCTGTTAAGGACTGTAAGAAGTTATCCAGCCTTAGTACGTCCATATATAGTTGTTTCATTGTGCTATTATTTTTCGTTTTTCACTCTTGATTATCTGTGGAGGCTCTCCACTTTTATCTATCATTTTCAGTAATATCTTGGGGTAAATACGGTAAATATTCTCCATTTGTAAGTGTATCATTAGCTCTACATCCTCTCGGTCAAATACCCCTTCTCTGAGTGCCTTTCCGTAGTATTTGGCTATCTCGCCCTCTACATAGACCTCCCACTGCTTGGCAAACCAATTTAGTAAATGGTCATTCTTTGCTAATATCCTTGGATCCACTAAAGTTTTCCTCTGTTTATGCACCTGTTCACACCATTTTTCAAAGTACATCCCTTGTAGTTGTTCGTATGCCCAGTACTTGCAGTCCAAGTAATAAAGTAGGCACTCTCTAAATGTCTTTTGCTTTTCTATGGTTTCCATAATTTTTACTCTTCACTTATAATTGTGCTATGGTATAACTCTGCTTTCTCTTTGTCTATGGTAAGTACCCCACCAGGACAACGCCCCGATATATTGCATGCTAAGCCTTCCACTCGTATAATAACCTCTGCGAGCTTCTTACAAAGCCTTGCCACTGCTATATCGGGTTCCCCCTTCTCTTCGTGAGCGAGGAAGACAAACAATACATTGCGGTAATGCTTGCCCCATTCCCTAAGTTTAGGGGCTGTTAGCTCGTCTTTATAAACTGTGGTATTGTCTATAATCACCACTTTAGGGGCACGTTGCTTAGCTAATGCTTTCTCTATCTCGGTAAGTTCTGTATAGGGTACTATCTTTAACTTGCGGTTGCTGGGGTCAAGCCCACTACGGATATATGCCTCTTGAAAGGACTTACTAATGCCCTGCTCGGCACTTACATACATCACCTGTTCAAACTTGCTCAAGTATTCCGCTAACATTAGCGAAAACCACGTTTTCCCCTGCTTCTCTCGCCCATAGATAATCCAAAACCCACCTACTTCGGGATTGCCAAGAGCTTTCTCCCATACTCCCTCAAAAGGGAAGGTTTTATAGGTTTTTTCAAGTAGTTGCTTTCCGTATATACCTTTTATTCTTGCCATTAGCTTAACTTAATTAAATTCTCCAAATATCTAAGTCTCTTCCAATCCGAAGGGGTTACATCCTTTGTGTTAAGGTCATTCGGATTCATACACTTACGCACGAGTTTGTCCACATCCTCCTTTTGCTTGGCATTTACCGATGCCACATCACCCAATAATTGTATGTAAAACTCCCTACGATCATCCGTTCCTTGGGGGACAATTGAGGTGATGTCAAAGAAGCGGTCGAATATCTCAGCATAACCTACCTTTTTATGAGCAATACCACTCTCTATCTTTGCCCTTAGTCCGTCGGCTCCCATCATATACCAAGCACATTCACCTTGGGTAGCGTTCCATAGCTCTTTGAGTTCGAGGAAAGCGTTGTAGTCCAAATCTCCTGCCTCGTCAAGTACAATAAGAGGTTGTTCTAAGTAAATAAGACACATCTTGATACTTGCCTTTACATCTACATACTTACCTGTATTATCCACCCCTATAGTCTTAGCAAGCAATCGAATAAACTGCTGTTTGGTCTTCGCTTGGGAGCAATCCACATAGAAAGCATTTTTGAGCTTACGAACAATGTGTCGAGAGCAAAAAGTCTTACCAATACCACAATCATCTACCAAGATCATAGATTTGCTGTACTCCTTGCAGTAGAGTAGGTTATCTTCTATTTCAGTATATACCGCTGTACGAGCCACTTTCCAAGCGTTATCCCTTACCTGTACACCCAGCTGATGAGCAATTACCAACCATTGGGTGTCGCTAATGAGTTTCTCCACTTCTCCTTTTTTAAGTCGTGAAAGGATAGCCCCCTTGAGGTTTAGGCGTTTGGCATAGTCGGCATCGGATCCTCCATAGTTCTCACGGTCGGAAAGAATCGCTTCCCTTACCTTATTTTTAAAGTCTATTGATAATTTCATATAGCATATTTTTTTCTCCAATTTTTAGTATATTCTGTCCCTGTACTGGGATTGTAGAGGATTTGTCTGTCGTCTTCCTCCATAGTATCGTAGTCGTCCAATATTTCTACTTCCTCTGCTTCGCACGCCTCGAATCGCTTGAGATTATTAATTACAAAAGAGCGTTTTGGCTTCGGTGTCCTGTCTATCACCCCTATAGGAGTAATCTCTTTGCTTTGGTGCTGTACATAGCGTACAATGGTCATTGTATAAGCATTTTGCAGCGCCTTGATAAGGGTGTCTTCTTCGGTTTGCTCGGCTTGTGCTCTTTGGAAACGTGGCATCGGTTGCACCTCACATACATAGCGGTTACCACAGTAAGCAATTGCCTTTATAAGTTCCCCGTCATTGCCGTCCAACCAATACACCTCTATATCCTTACCTTCTATCTGTTTCATTTTCTCAATAAGTGGGTCGCCTGTAAGTATCTTTCCCGCTTCGGCTATTGCCATTTTTTGTCTGTTTAAGCTGATAAAACCTTGTTTGCAACTGGTCTTAACAGAGTAACCAATATAGGGCAATATAGCTCGGTAGTTCGTCTCTGGTAGACTTTCCAATTGGTTATTGAGAAAATATTCCCAACGGCTTACGCTTGGATCTTCATCGTGAGGTTCATTGTTCCAATCCTCTATATCGGCAAGGCGTGCCTGCACGAGTTCATTATAAGGGATAATCTTGGTAGCACCTTTGCCCGCTTGGTTGGCTTCGTTCTTAGCAAAGGGGCGAGGGATCCATCCGTCGGCATATTTTTCTTTGTTGTTACGCATCTTGCCAAACATACGTTCTATATACTTCCCCTTGGCGTTATTGGCTTCCACTCTTACCTTTTGGAACATATACCCCTCTCTAAGGAAGGTGTCGCTAAAGCTACTATTAAGGGAGCTTTCGCACTCCAACTCATAAGGGAGTTTTAGCCCCCATTGGTGATAGTTCCTTACTAATTGTCTGTAGAACTCAAGGATAATCCCTTCTTTGCTCTTTCCATAGACAAAGGCTGTCATACAGCGGCTGGCAATATCCACCCCAATGTAGAACCATACCCTTTTTCCTTTTTCATACCAAAATGGAGGTTGTCTGTCGTCAATGGAGAGGATAGACCCTGCTTTGTTGGGTAAGTCCGTTTGTGCATAGGGGATAAATTGCCCCATAAAGGCTTGTCGGTTTCCGCTTCTGAGATTGTAGGAGATGATTTTCTGCTCCCAACTCATCAGATAGGCTTTGATAGTACTTTCGCTCAAGGCAGGGAAGCCCGTAGGTTCGTATAGTTCTCCTGTTTCCTTGTTGAATACTTCTATATAGCCAGCCAAAAAGGCATCATATTGCCGAGATATATCAGTAGGAGTAGGCTTATGGGTTTGTCCTACGAATAAGCCTTGTAGTACCTCTATGACACGCTCATCTACCTTTCGGGCGTTCTGCTTACCCTTTCCATAAGGGTCCTTGATAACGGAGAGGAGTCCATCGGTTTTAAAGGCTTTTAAAGTGTTTTTAAAATGCCTTAAACTCTCAGGCAGGCTATGCTTACGACTTGGGGGCAAGCTCTCGTTAAAGCTCACTGCATCGGTAAGTAAGCTTTGAGCAAGTCCCTTGGTAGCACTCTTTTTATGCAATGCCTTGCGAATATTGAGTCGTTCTTGCTCAAGGGTAACCAAGGCTTGCAGGGTAGTAGCATTGATGATGTAGCGGTCTATCTCTTCATCGGTAAGGTGCTTGTCCCCACGTTTCCATTCACTATAGAAGCGTATCGTTTCGTCTTTTACTTGATAATATCGCTCTAACAGATGACCCGCTTTTCGTGGATCACCCAGTGCCTCTTGTATCTCCTTGGGGAGAGTGTCATAGTCTATCAGTAGCCTACGCCCATTCCCACCCGATTGGAGTTTCTTAACACCATAAGGCCTACCTTCACTGCGGGAGATAGCACTCTGTAAGGACTTGAGCACATTCCAATACTTAGGAACCAACTCTTCCACCTCCACTGCAACTTTATTATGTAACCATAAATAGGGCATAATCTTTTCTTTTTTGCTCCCTAATGCGATTTCGCTTCGCCAGCCTTTCGGCTGTCAGTCCTACTGACTTAGGGAAAAATTCGCTACCTTTGTAGCCTTAAACAAAATATATATTCATGAAAATTGATATTCAAGATGCTATTGAACAACTTAAAGAGCTCAAAAAGGAAATAACCAACCTAAGATTAGAAATAGCCAAAAATCTCGTTTCCGTCTCCTCCGCAATTCTCGCCATATTGATTGCCTTAAAGAACGGAGCATCTGACAACACTCCCCTTTTGCATTATGCATATGTACTCTTTCTACTATGTATCCTCTCTGGTTTAATGTTACTATATGGCGTACTAAAGCAATTTCGCAAGATGGGCAAAGATTGGTTGGCACTAATAATATCATCCTCCCTTGAAGGCTCCTCCTGTTCTGATACCAAACCAATAGTTTCCTCAAAATACGATGGCTTCTTAAAGGTTTTGGAAATAGTTTGCATTTTTTCATTTCTAATGGCTTTAGTATTGCTTATTTGGCATTCATTTTTGTAGCTTGTACTCCATACTACATTAGTTCTGTTCTCAATTCCCTTCTGACTAATATCCCGAAGAAGGTTTCTTTTGTCTCTATAACTTGGTGACTCCAATCTCTATTGATATGGTGTATCACCTGCTTTTTAATCCATTTTTGTATTAACTTTCTCATAAAAACTATTTTTGAAGTTTGCTTTCCAAGGTAGGTGCGACCTACTACATGTTAAATTTGTAGCCGTAGAGGCTTTCTCCTCTGAAGAGGAAACAATCAATCTAAATTATCAGGGGCACTCTTTTCAAGTTTCACGTTCTTCTCAGCATTGGAAACAGCTGAAAGCAATACAGTCTGCACTTGCTGATTTAACTTTTTAATCTCCTCTTGAACTACTTCTCGTACCAATGGTGCGAGAAGTTTCTTTATTAACTTTCTCATTTTGCTATTGTTTAGGTTGATTTAATTTCTCTTGCTCTGCTTTTACTTCTGCCAAAACCTCAAAGAGTGTTACCTGATGTACTTGCGGCAAGCCCTTCACTTCTTTTAGTGCCTGCATTCCTTGCCTTATGGTTAGCAGTTGCTCGGCGAACGCCTTATTGATATACCACTTACCTGTACTCGCCTTGTAAAAGTGCTGAGGATGCTTACGAATGCGAGCGTGATACTGCCCACTGGTTACCGAGTAGTTATGTAGTAGCAACCACTCCACGTATGGCAAGGCTTCCATTCCATACACATTGAGAGACTTAGGCATTTTGATGATCGTTTGCAGGGCGATTTTCTCCATTTCAATAAAGTAACGGCGTATTTTCCTACCCTGCTCATTCCTTTCTACCATTGCTAACTCTTTAGCCATATTAGTAGTAATAAAATAGTCCTTTCTGTGTCTAAAACCTCCATGTGTTGTCGTCTTGACTTCCCCATCTTGGGAAAAAGTTTGATTTTCAATAAAATAATCTTCATTTAGAGTAAAACCATACTCCATAATTCTACCCTGTATCCAAGTAGTAAATTTTCTACCTGTTTGAAGCTTTCCGTGAAGCTCGCGGGCATCTACTAACTGTATACCCTTTTGCTCTGTGATGTTAATTAATTCGTTCATAATGAATCATTTAAAACGTTGTTGATTTCTTTTTCATACTTTTTGTACTCTTTACAAATAGTATCAGCCGTTTCGCTGTTTCGTGTTTTGTTTAGGCACTGGCGTATATAAGTTTTTGATAGCCCAAACTTTACTGATAATTTTTCTACCACTAAAGGGTTGAATTTTCGAGGAATTTTTATACCTTTGTCCATTCGCAAATTTGTTTTGTTTAACGGTGCAAAGTTCGAAATAAATTTCGAAACAAACAAATAATTTTCGAATTATTTTTCGATTAAATGTTTAATTTATTGGTTATGAGTACAATTAATGAAAGAATAAAATCCCTTGTTGATCATTTTTCTCAAGGAAATAACAGTGATTTTGCTAATAAAATTGGTATAAATGAGGCTAATGTTCGAAATTATATAGCTAACACAGAACCCAAATTTAATGTATTAGAGAAAATTGTAAACAATTTCGAAATAAATTTCGAATGGTTGCTTACAGGCAAAGGAGAGATGCTTAAAACAGAAAAACCTATAGTAAAGATAGTAGAGGGAAGAGACCTTGTGCCTAAAGTAGTAGTTGTGAATGAAGAAAATGATGAGGCTTTTATTCCTTTGGTGGAGTACAAGGCGCAAGCAGGCTATCTTACTGGTTATCTCGACGAAAACTATATAGAAAAGCTACCAATGTATAGTGTACCTGGACTCTATGGAGGTTCCTTCCGTATGTTTCAAGTAAAAGGGCTTTCTATGTACCCAACCCTGCAGGATGGAAGTTATGTAATAGGTGAATTTGTGGAAAGCTGGGAATATATGACGGATAATCGGGTATATATTATAGTTACAGTCAATGAGGGTATTATAGTCAAAAGGGTTAAAAACCGTATAAGAAAGTATAAATCATTATACTGCTCCTCCGATAACCGAGAGTATGGAAATATAAGGATTCCTATTGAAGATGTTAAGGAAGTATGGGAAGCCAAAATGCACCTATCTTTTGAGTTCCTCGACCCAGTAACCAACTACCAAAAAATTGCAGATCTTGAGGTGGATATACACAATCTTAAGGAACAAATTAAGCATTTAAAAGAGGAAAAAGATACAGATACACCTATAATGTTAGATAAATAACTAAAAATAAGCAGGTTATATATTTTATTCATTTGCAAAATACCCCCAACTCACGCCCTAACCTTATCATTTTAACTAAAAAGGGGCTTTTTACCCCCAAAACTCGTGCTTAAAAATATACGCATTTGCATACCCAACTGCATACCCAACTGCATACCCAACTTTTTTGGGAGGTTTTTTCGGGGGTACTTCTCACCCTCCTTTTCGGGGTGTTTTATAGGGCTTTTCAATGGGCTTTAAAGGCTATTTCAAGGCATAAAAAAAGCCCTCAAAGGGGCTATTTTAGTGGGTTTGGGAGGTTTTAGGGGCAATATATAGGAGGTTATCCATATAGTAGGTATATTCTGCCTATTCCTGTACAATTTGGGACATTATTTCGGGACATTTTTTGCATATAAATGTAGCCTTTTGTACATTTCGTTTTGTCCTTGTTTTGGGGATTTTTTGCTTCAATCCCTTTATTTATAGGGCTTTCGAGGCTTTTATATATTTTCCAATTTTAGTACCCCCTATTCTGTTGTTTATAGAAGAATATGAAATAGTATATTATAATGTAAATATTGAAAAAAGAGATTAATTATGAGACAAATTTTAAAGAAATCAGTAATTTTAGCTTCTTTAGTAACAGTAGTTGCTTGTAGCAAAAGTGAGGAATCCTTTAGTGATCAATTATCAGGCTTGAAGGCTGTAAATTTTTCTGAACAAGCAGAGAAGGTGGAGACAGAAAAACCAACAGGAAGAGTTGTTGGTGGAAAGTTAGAATATTTACAGACAGTAAAAAAGCAGCTTTTATTATCTCCTGTAGAAATAGTAAATGATAGAAATTTAGATGTTATTTATCCTGGAAGTGTCTTAGATGGAGAGTCTTTTTTGAATGGTACATATAATGTTCTTACAGTTAAAAATCCTAAAGATATAACTCTTTCTACTACTTTACAGGGGCCAGCGGCTTCTGTTAAAACAACGGCAAAGCCTGAATTAAGTGATGTACGTGAAAAAATTAATAGTTTGGTAAGTCAAAATAGTACAGCTGTTGACTATAATAATACAGCAGCATATCTCACTTATATTTCTAATGAGGTTTTTTCTCAGGAAAGTTTTTGTAAATCTTTTGGAATTCATGCTTCTGTAGAAGTGCTAAAAGGTTTGGTGAAGGGTAATTTTGGTTATGAGGAATCCGAACTTAATATCAACAGCAAGAAATATGTACTTATAAAAGTAAGACAACAATTCTATAATGTAGCTGTAGATCCTAAATCAGCTGATCAGTGGGGGGATGTTGAAAATATAGGTGCTTATGAACCTGTATATATCAGTAGTGTAGATTATGGACGAGTAGCGCATTTGTTGGTAGAAACAGATGAAAAAAGTTCAGAGGTGACTAAAAAAATACAAGCAGGAATTAGTGCTACTTTCCCTAAGGTAGGAGGTAGTCTGGATTACAATAGACAAGAGGAAGCAAGAAGATATTATCGAGATAAGAAGATAACAATAATGATTGCAGGAGGACCTTTATCCACATCAAAGGCTGTTACAGATTATGATACTTTTATGCAATTTTTAACAAATCCATCTCCAGAAGATTTGGTTAAAGCATCTGCACCAATAGGCTATAAGGTGAGAACCTTAAAAGATAATAGAGAAGTGGCTGTTCGTGTGATGTATACAGATCAGCGTTTAGTAACAAAATAA